ATTCCTACAGGTCAGAAAATATATTTTATGGGTCTTGATGATCCAATGAAAGTAAAATCAATCAAGCCACCGTTCGGTTATTTAGGGATTACATGGTTTGAGGAGTTAGATCAGTACGCTGGCGAAAATGAATTGCGTACAGTTACCCAGTCTACTATGCGTGGCGGTGATAGATTCTGGGATTTTCGTACATTCAATCCACCAATAAGTAAGAATAATTGGGCAAATGAATATACAGAAGATTGCGAAGTATATAGACAGGAAAATACATTAGTAGTTAGAAATACTTATTTAGATGTACCACCAGATTGGTTAGGACAACAGTTCATAGAAGAAGCAGAAGATTTAAAGACAATCAATCCTAGAGCCTATGAACATGAGTATATGGGAATACCAATCGGTACAGGTGGTGACGTATTTCAGAATGTCAGTGATATGGATATGACTGAGCCAGTTCCTATATTTGATGCATATGGTAATACAATCAAAGTTGTTCCAAAGTGGCACACATTCGATAGAATTTACAATGGATTAGACTGGGGATTTGCGAAAGATCCATTTCAATATGTACGTTGTTACTTTGATAGGGCACACTTAGATTTATACATCTTTGATGAATATAGGACATATCACTGTAGAAATCACGAAGTGTTTAAAGCATTATATGAGGAAGAGAAGAAGCTGTCAAGAGATGAATTATTGATAGCGGATAGTGCAGAACCTAAGTCAATCATGGACTTTAAAGCATACGGAGCATTTATACGAGGAGCAGAAAAGGGTCCTGAAAGTATTCGATATGGTATCAAATGGTTACAAGGATTACATTGTATCTACATTGATAAAAGAAGATGTCCGAACACTTTTAGAGAATTTGTTCAGTATGAGTATGAACGGGATAAAGATGGTAATTTCATTTCTGCGTATCCAGATGAAAACAACCATAGCATTGATGCTGTTCGTTATGCTATGGAGAAGTATGCTAATAGGAGGGGTAACTAATGCAGTTTGATGGTGGTAAAAATCAGACAAGATTCTTAGAACAGAATATCCTAAATTTAGCATACGCTCAATTTAAAGGTGTTGGGGATTTTGATATTCCAGAATTAGATCCAATTCATATTGATAATTTAGCAGATATACCGTTACAAGGATTTAATTTTGCTTTAAAAGAAAAACATCCTGAAAAGATAGGGGTTCATTTCTTTTTGCACGATTATCAATTTGAAAGGGTTTGGAAATATCCAGATAGATATGTCGATGTGCTGAAAAAATTTGCTTTTGTATTATCTCCAGATTTTTCTCCTTATGCTGATATGCCTAAAGCGTTGCAGATATATAATCTATATAGAAACAGATGGTGTGGCAGATATTGGCAAGAATGTGGAATCAAAGTAATTCCTACATTTACCATGGGAGATACAGATTTATTCAGTGTTTTTTGTACAGGAATCCCACAACACAGTACGATAGCAATTTCTACTATGGGAGAAGGTAGATGGGGCGGTTATAAAGAGATTCGTGCTTGGTGGGATGCTATTATGTATAAATTAAAACCAGAAACTGTATTATTATACGGTAAAGACATTTCAAATGAACTGTCTGGAAATATAGTATTTAAGCAAATGATAAGTTCAAAGGTGGCGATATAATGGCTGTAAAGACAAGTCGTGGCGGTAGATATGAGCCTGGTATTCCAAGAATTTTTCTTGATAAGTTCTATAATAAAGATGGTGGTATCAATTATGACCTTGTTGAGAAAGAGTGGGGAATAAAACGAGAGTTTATAGGTTCGACAGGGAGGCAGTTTGTATTTTTCGATACTGTACATGGTATGCTAACGATCACAGCAAAAACATTTAAAGAAGCCTGGAGATTAGCAAAAAGACGAGGCTATTCAATGAGAGCCTATATAAAGAGGTAATATAACATGTCGGTAGTATCTAATGTAGTATCAAAACTAAGGGAGATATTAAGAACAATGATAAGCGGAAAATCACTTCAGGAACACTTTAATGTTACTTATGCTATTTCATCTCCAATGGAACAGGCAATTCGATTATGGTCGAATCTCTATGTAGGAAAAGCTCCTTGGTTACATGAACCAACAGACGAGGATCCTACCCGAATCGTAAGTCTCGGACTTCCTTCTCTTATTGCTAGTGAAAAGGCTAGAATGGCTCTTTTGGAGTTAGAATCTGAAATCACCGCTCCAATGGAACAGGTAGAAGTTCCTAATCCTAATTATCCTGGTGAGACTAGATATACTGTAGATCCAAATGGTGAAAAGACACAAGTTCCTACCATTCTTCCACCGGAGACAATCAAGGAAGATAGGCCGATTGGAGATACAAAACGTGCTGAATATCTTGAATCCCAGTATAAAAAGCTAAAGAAGCAGTTACGAAAACAGATAGAATATGGAATTGCTAAGGGCGGATTGATAATTAAGCCGTATATAGTAATCAATTCTGGCGATACTGAAGAAGGTGTAAATGCTGATATTGAGCCTTCAACAGATATTGAGTTTGATTTTATACAGGCAGATTCTTTCTATCCGTTAGCATTTAATGCATCTGGTAAGATAACAGAAGCAATCTTCGTTCAGACAAAGATGGAAAAAGACTATATTTATAGGAGACTTGAACATCATAAGTGGGAGAACAATGTTGTTACTGTCATTAACAAAGCGTTTAAATCCAGAAATATCGGTGGAGCAGAAAACTCAGAATTATTAGATATAGATTTTGGAGAAGAGATTAGTTTAACAGAAGTAGCAGAATGGAAGAACTTTGAACCTAAATCTGTTATCAAGAATGTTACTCAACCGTTATTCGCATACTTTAAGATGCCAGAAGCTAATACTGTAGACACAAACAGTCCTCTTGGTGTGTCTGGTTATAGTAGAGCAATTAGTCTTATCAAGGATGCCGACATTCAGTATTCAAGAATGTTGTGGGAGTATGAGGGTGGAGAACTTGCTATTGATATTGATAGAGATGCACTAAGGGTTGATATTGACAGCGAAGGTAATGAACACACAAAACCGAATCAATTACAACAGCGACTTTTCCGAAAAGTAGATTTGGGTTCTACTTCTGACACTTATCAATTATATGCTCCTTCGTTACGTGATACCAATTATATTTTAGGTCTTAATACTATACTAATGCGTATCGAAGATGTTTGCGGTATTAGTAGAGGTACGCTGTCTGACAGTGCTGATATTGCCAGAACTGCTACAGAATTAAAAATCCTCAGACAGCGGAATTATCAAAGTAATGCAAATATTCAGGAAGCTATTGAAGAAGCCTTACGTACTGTTATTTATGCCATGAATGTATATGCTTCCTTATATCAGGTTACTCCTGAAGGAGAGTATGAAGTTAGTTTTGAGTGGGATGATAGTATTATTGTTGATATTGATACGGAAATTAACAAGAGACTCACATTGTTGAATAATGGATTAACATCTAAGCTAGAACTGCGTATGTGGTACTTTGGTGAAACTGAGAATCAGGCTCGTCAGGCATTAGATGAAGTACAAAAAGAAATGCAACAGACTCAAGCGTTAGAGATGATGAATGATCCTAATAATGGTTGGATTGATGCGAATAAGAATCCTGATAAACAAGCAAAGAAACAACAGCAAAATAATAATGGTAATTCCAATGGGAATTGATAACACTTTACAAATGTAAAAGAATGTAGTATAATAAAAGCGGAGAAGTGTTGTTTTTCATTTTCTCTTCCTCTTCGTGTGGACATATTCGGAGGTGGTATGTCCACACTTGTCTAGCATAAAGACATTTAAAGAAATGCACGTTCTACCCGCTATACTGCCCAGCGGATATATAAATTCGCAGATATAAAAGAATGTAAAGGAGAGATAACATGACGGTTAAGGAACTTTTTGACAAAGCAGAAGGTGGTACGCTTACTTGGGAACAGTTTCAAGCAAGCATGGGCGAGTCCAAGTTTGTGGATTTGACAGAAGGACATTATGTATCTAAGCAGAAATTTGATGATGAAATTTCTACTAGGGATAATCGTATTCAGGATTTGAATAATACGATTACCGCGAGGGATACAGATTTAGCTACACTTCAACAAACTCTTAAGGACGCTGGAGATTTAGAAGCACTGAAACAGGCTTCACAGGATTTAGCGGATTTACAGAAACGCTATGACAAAGAAACAAAGGATTATCAGAAACAGCTAACAAAACAGGCTTATGAGTTTGCAGTAAAAGAGTTCGCAAATGGCAAAGAATTTACGAGCAATGCCGCAAAGAGAGATTTTACCCAGGCGATGTTAGCTAAAAATCTTCAGTTTGAAGATGGTAAAATTATCGGTGCAGAAGATTTT